GTTTGCTCTTCTTTAAAACTAGCCTTTAAACACCGCTAGGCTGGTGCTCGATATTACACAAATATCTTAAATGCCTGTATGAAACTGACGTTGGACCGGTGGATTTTCTGCGTCTCGCGGGCATCACTATAAGGTGTGCCGAGTGCGAAACCGGATATCTTGAGCGGTTGTCTGCTAGTGAAAGGTCGATGGTCAAACCCTAAAATAGCACCAGCCATTGCCCACTGTCTGTCTGTCAGGCGGTTTTTAAGCGCAGAAATCAGCATGCCTGGCTGCTTCCTGTACTTGTTGTGTATTTTCCTACATGACTTCCTCACCAGCGTGTTTGTAAACAGCAGGGTCTTGGTCTCCCATTTGTAGGGACTTTCGTCGCTTTCATCGCAAAAATTGCCATACGATGCTTCTAGCATCGCCTCGTCCAATTTCTTTGAACCAACGCCGATAGTAATGAGAGTTTTGTATTCTTTACTTATGCGCTTAAAATCGTTTGCAGCGTACCTTGGCAGGGCTTTGCCGTCGATCTTCCTAGGCACAGTCTTCTTCTTGTCGCCTCCTTTTATCTTAATAAGAAAAGCCCTTTTCCTTAGGCTCCAAATTGGGCTTCCATTTAGAGAGGCAGAGCCTTCACACACTGCCCGGGCTTCCTTGATTGTGAGTTTAAGCCTGCGCATGAGGGTTGACATCCACAGTAAAGGTATTGTAGTACTTTGACTGCGTTGCCTCCACGTCCATATGAGATTAGCCACGCTCTCCGTGTATTCATCTGTGGACAACATCTTTGTGGTTACCCAGCTGCCAGACACTCCGCTTGCTATCGTCCTGCAGAAGTATCCCACTCCGTACGTTTTGGTAAATGACACTCGTAAGAACTCAGCGCAGACGGTACCAAACCCCTGTTTACTGGGGTTTATGTTGAGCCTGCTCTTAGTGATGAGGTTCACTGCAAGCTCGGCAACATCCATACTGTACGTGCTAGCGACAACGTCATCACCAACGTGCTCTATATACATATGATTATACAAACCACCGAGTTCAATTCGCATATAGGCAGCATTCAGTATAGTGTTTATGATTGTGGTCAGTCTGTGCCCTGACGGCAACGTCCCTCTGAACTGTAGTTGTTCACCAGTTCTGGGATCCTTTACCCACATGTTGTCGAAACTATCTATCAACCACTTGTGCCATTCTTCTTCCAAACCAGCGAAAGCAAACTCGACTACAATTTTCATTGCCTCGAGTGTGTGCGCTGAGTTGAAGTCTGTATAGTCAAACATCATGTTGTATGTCCTCAACTGGGCTGCACGTTTTTCTATCGACAAAGACGACAAGCCAGCAGCTGGTCGCAATACTGCCCGTTTATTCTTCCAGCAATCTTCTAGAGCCCTTGCTGGTGAGTCAAAACGTAGATAGTTATCACTGTCTAGGGAATAAATAGCACGAGTAGCGCCGTTTTCGAGCTTCCCCGAAGCAGTTACCTGACCACCTGGCTTAATGGCAGTGACCTCATCAGTCTGAAGTGCTTCGACATAGTTGCGCCGCGTGAGTTGCCGCTTGGGTAGTTCCGTATCACGTGCGGCCCAAGCAGCGTGAGATCCAGCCTTAGTAGTACTGAAACGTCGATTCCAAGCATCTTTCCACACCGGAGGTTTGAAACCAATCCTCTCTTCGCGAACCACCTGGGCAACCGCGGTACGCAAGACATCTGTTGGGTATACTGCAAGCATGCCAGCCCTTGAGTAAGGATTTGTCCGCTTGTCGAGCTCATCATCCCAGTCTATCTCCTTTGCCCCTCTGCCTATTAGCACGTGAGGTTCGGCTAGGAGGTGTAGCAGTGGTGAACCTGCTACACCCAGGCCTTTGACTACGTTGCTCATCTCCTTTAGTGCGTCATAGCCGAGACTTGCTAGTGACCTAATATCCAAGTCGTTCTCCTTACAGGATAAAAGCCACACTAACCAGGCTGCGGCCTCATCGTTCCAACACTGTCTTTTAATTACACACTCTTCACGGGCAAATATTAGTTCCAGACACTCTACAGCGTAGTCCGGGTACATCGCTCTTGCATCCTGAAAGAGATCTCCGAAAAACATATTTACTTTTGTTTTTGCTCCTGTGTGTAACTTGAGGGGGAAGATCTTTCTGTCATCTGCTCTCTCTGATAGTATCTTCCCCATTCTGGCTTTAACATACGTCGACCCTACATCAAGCCTAGTACTATATAGACTACTTACGTAATCAGCAACCTGCGTTTTGCTTATAGCTACTTGTAGGGGGACGTCCCATATACGTTGGGATAACGAGACGACATATCTTCCATCGGCACTCCTTTTAGCTTCGTCCAGAGCGTTCAAGGCTACCGCTAGTCGACCCATCACGCTTCGCCGACAACACCTTCGTCTGCATCGTTGTCAGTTGGTGTTGCGGCGTCATCGTGATGTTGCCCACTATTGGTGGTCAGGCGAGGGGGGGCGTGATCAACCCCCACTGCCTCGTTTGTGGCCTCCGTAGAAGGGAGGACAGTGGAGCTAGTAGTATTTCTAGTACTTGTCTCCATCCTATTGTAGGTGTCCGGTCCCAGGCTGTACAGTTCAGTAATTGCAACCTCATCGTCTTCCAGGTCCGTCTGGTTTAGGGCCTTTCTCCAGGCATGCACAACATTACGTCTAGTCTGAGACGTAACAGCCGTGAACTGGTCTACTTTCTTTATGATCGGCGACCCTACTGTCAGAGTGACGTTATAGTCCAGGCCAACTGCGATTTTGGACCGACTGTTTCTAATCATCTTGAGATACGGACGACCTGACCAAATACTACTCTCTCCTGCCATGGGCACCGGACAGTGTGGCCGAATCCAACGCATAGATTCCAAGTTTGGTTGGTTGTCTCTACACATGGCTACTTGGTGCTTACCGGAGACACCGTCCATGATGCTAATACTCTCTAACCCGATACCTCCGAAAGCTCCGCTACCTAGGTAGAATGCCCCTAGTCCGCGCAGGCCAGTGTCCCTATAGCGAAAGTAGAGCGCATCGTTCAAGGCGTGCCCATTTCCTGCGAGATTTAGAACTTGCTTCCCGAGGGTGACAGGCGGTTCTGGAAATAAGGGGATCTGCACAGATCTACCGGCCTTTGGACCATCGCATGTCACAGTCGACTGCTCCTTGAGAACTGCACCGTGTTCAACATAGGCATAGGGCATGAAGTTTTTGTGTTTGAAGTGCTTGTCAACCCTGTTGTCGCTTAGATAGCTACGGAATGTTCCTCTAATCAAGAGAGACGTATGATGTTCCAATCCTTGCCCAACATCAGTTCGACCCAATACTACAGTGGCTCGATCTTCTATGTTGTTCAGCACCTCCTCTAAATCAGGGAAAGCTGAGGGCTTCTCAGCTTTGGTGGTATCTTCATCAATAGCGGCACCACTGTCGTCAAGCTCTCTGTTGTCAAAAACAGACACCATGTTGCGTATCATGAGGGGATCAGCGTCAGCAACACATGCAGCTGTCTCGACCATATGTCCGAGCACCTCGCTCAGGAAAATAGCTTGGCTGGTGTTGATGGTTTTAAAACGCGGCGTTTCCACATCCAACGACGAATCCTGACATATGAGTCCTACAGGTCTAGGGTAGTTTGCTCGCATCATTGCCTTACGAATCCAACCACCCTCATCGGAATGCGCTCTCAGGGTGATATGCTTACAAAGTCCTCGGTAGTAGGCAAACATGTGCTCACCGTAAACATCCATGTCTATAACATCACGCATTAGACAACGCATAGTGCGATGGATGAATCTACGCTTCTGCACGCTGTCTTC